GGCGCCTACGTTACTTGCACTGATACTGCCCTTGGGCGCATGGTTGCCTATGCAACCAACGGCCGCATCAACAAGGACGGTCGTGTGTATCGAGCTGCTATCCAGCCGCCTGACTCTAACGGCATTATCCTTCCTCAGGCCAAAGAGGCATGCCACACGGTGACTGGCCTCACCCTCGTCGTTCCGTCCGATTGGCACTGGAGCGAGGCTCTGGCACATCTCAAGGCTCGTAGGGGCCTCATCGTGCAAGGTTGGTATTCCAAGATCCCGCGCGAGTATCGCTTCCAGAACCGCTGCGATTTCGCCCATGCAATGTGGGTCAGCCACTACTCGCCGACAGCTGGAATGAGGGTGTGGGATCCGCTCGATGCTAACACGACTCATCACGGTCAGTGGACACCTGCCCACGACATCCGCGCATTCCTGGAGGAGCTATCTCATCGAATGGGTACGCTAAGCCTGTACGTCGGCTACGTACCCCTGCAGCCTCTGTGAGGTAAACTATGGCCAAGGCTGCACTCGTAGTCACTATTAGTCTAGGCGATCTGGAGGCTACGCGTCTTTTGATCTGGACGCTTTGGCAGACGATTAACGAAATGCGAGTTGCAGGGCCTTACACAACAGCCTACGCAGATCACCTAGAAGAGGCCCTCGATCGCTACGTGCGTACTTTGGCTGCAGCTGCAAACCACCAAGACGTGAGCGGGTAGACTTCGATGCCCTGGGCCGACCCCGAGAAGAATGCGGAGGCGGTCCGAAGGTGGAGAGCAGCTCACCCTGGCTACTCACGACGTTATGCACATAGCAGCCCACTTGCAACACAAAGTCAATATGCAGCGTTGGAGGAAGACATAAAGCAGCAAGCGGAGCTTTACCGTCTAAGCCGCCGCAAGGCTGATGATCCGCAAGAGTATCGACGTAGGGAACGACGTTGGATACAAGCCACAGCCTTCTGGATACTAGGAGACGGTGATGGACAAGCTCAAACTAGACGACGCGCTCTCTTCGATGACGAGTCGTGATCTCGAGGAGCTACAGAGGACCATAACCGATCGTCTTGCCAGATGCGCACTTTGTAGCAACGACGGGGCCATGCCTTGGAAAGTTGTTGGTCAAGGTGCCTCCAAGGGTAAAGTTGCTAGTTTGCTGATCTGTAAACCTTGCTTTGAGAAGCACAGGCTTCCCGAAGGCCGCTCTGAGGTAGTCAAATAGTGACCTTTCCGTCCTCAGTCCTGAACAGCGCAGCGGACCGACTCACTGCTGGCCCCGACCCTTCGTGGCAGGATCCATCTGCCTGGGCTGGGAGCCATCTGTATGGCTGGAACCCTGCGTGGTACCAGTCGATGATCTTGAAGCAGTTGGCTGACACGCGTAAGGTATCGGTCATTGGACCCCACGGCATGGGCAAGACGGCAATCGATGCGGTAGCCGTCTTTTGGTTTGCGCTTACCCGCGAAGCTGCCGGCATCGACTGGAAGGTAGTCACCACCGCCGGCGTCTGGCGACAGTTGCAACGATACCTTTGGCCTGAGATCCATAAGTGGGGCAAACGCCTGCGGTCCCCGCTCTGGCGTAACGCACTCCTCACAACCGAGATGAAGCTGCGCTATGGCCAGGCGTTCGCTGTTGCGTCGGATGACCCGGCCAACATCGAGGGTGCCCACGCGGACGAGATCCTGTACCTGATTGACGAGGCAAAGAACGTCCCGCCAGCCACGTGGGATGCGATCGAGGGTGCAATGTCCGCAGGCAATGCGTACTGCCTTGCCAACAGCACTCCCGGCAAGGCGGAAGGGCGGCTGTACGAGATCCACGCCAAGCGCCCCGGCTATGAGGACTGGTTTACCTACCACGTGACTCTCGACGACGCCATCTCCGCCGGGCGCGTCAGTGCCTCCTGGGCGGAGGCACGCGCGAGACAGTGGGGCTCAAACAGTCCCGTCTATATCAACCGCGTCCTTGGCGACTTTTCTACGACTGACTCGGACGGCGTCATCCCACTGGAGTGGCTCGAGGTAGCCCAGGAGCGTTGGGATGAATTGCAGGCCGCAGGTAAGTTGGAGGCCGATCTTTTGCGAGCGGTGTCCGCAGATGTGGCAACTGAAGATGGTGTGGACAAGACGATCATCACCACCCTTCACGGCACGACCCTCAGTCGGATCCTGTCCTTCCCGAACGTCGACACTATGGCGACGACCGGCCACGTGAAGTCGATCATCGACAACGCTAGACCTGGTCGATTCAAGCCACTGGCAGTGATCGATGCGATTGGTGTTGGTACAGGTGTTGTCGACCGCTTGCGGGAGCAGGGTATCAAGGTTGACGCGTTTATGGGCTCATCTAAGGCTAAGTATAAGGACAAGACTGGCGAGTTGACCTTCTTGAACCGTCGTGCTGAGGCATGGTGGGCCCTGCGAGACCTCCTGAACCCTGCTTTTGGCACTGAGATTGCAATTCCCTCTGCCGAGGTGTCCCCAACGCTGACCGGTGATCTCGTTGCACCCAAGTGGGACCAGACCTCGACCGGTCACATCAAGATTGAGGACAAGGACGACATCCGCAAGCGCCTTGGACGCAGTCCCGACGAGGGGGATGCAGTCACAATGGCCTTCAACGCCCGGATTGACCGAGGCACTGACATCTTGGACGCAATCCCAAAGAGCCTAGGAAAGACTTCTACTTGGGGTCTCCGCCCATGAGCGCGAGAAGGCTTTGGATGCGTTTGAGGCACCCCATCTTCTACTTTCAGCTGGTACGACACTTCTACCAGCAGGAACGGCAGCGCCGCCAGCCATGATTAACGTCGTCCTCTTTACGAGTACCTTTGACACAGGTGGTCAGGGTTGGCGCATCAAGCGGGCCTTTGAGAGACACCAGCCTGACTTTCTCGTGCGATCAATCCACACTACAGATGCCTATTTTGGCTATCCGCACGATGTTCTCTACTCGGCAGGGCCTGATAACGCGTACAAGCTCACCGAAGCAGCTGATATCATCCATTTCCGCAACCATTTCGGTGGTCTGAAGCGTCTCAGGGCCTCTGGCAAGCCAGTTGGACTGATTTTGCACCATCATGGCACCAAATTTCGTGCTGAACATACTGTTTTGGCTGCAGAAGCGCGTCAAAAAGGTGCAATTCAACTGGTTTCGACGTTGGATTTGGCTATTTTGGAGCCTGATTTGGAGTGGTTACCGAGCCCATTTGACGTTTCCGAACTGGCCAATATGCGCTTGGCAGCTGAAGCCACTCGAGCTGGCAGACCCCTCGGTCCAGTTCGAATTGCGCACTCTCCGACGAATAGGACGGTGAAAAGCACGAATTTGGTGCTAGAAGCAGTCCAAAAGCTGGTAGACAGCGGTTTTAGTGTGGTTTTGGACTTGATTGAGCGCAAATCTTACGCTGAAACGCTGTTCCGCAAGGCGAAAGCCGATATTTTGGTCGATCAACTGCATCTCGGTTATGGGAACAGTGCAATTGAAGCCTGGGGCATGGGCATCCCTGTAATCGCAGGCGTTTCCGAACCTTCGGTCCGCGAGGCCATGTTGGCCACCTGGGGCAGCCTGCCCTTTTACGAGTCCACGCCTGTCGACCTTGCCAATCGCCTTGCCGAACTGATAACCGACTCAGACCTTCGCTCCCACTGGGGAGAAGTCGGTCGTAACCACGTCCTGACCTACCACGAGGAGCAGAAGGTTTCTGAGCTTCTAGCTAACCACTACCGTAACGCCTTGGCCTCTATCGAAGCGGAGAGGACAGCCTAATGGCCAAAGACAAAGATTTCAAGCTTGATTTGGGTACTCTTGGGTCTACAGGCCTGCCTGTCTGGAGCGGCAGGATCTACGACGAAGTCCTCATTGAGCTGGACGGCGAACGCGGGCGTAAGGTCCTGCGGGAGATGTCCGAGCAGGATCCGATCATCGGTGGCGTCCTGCTCGGTGTTGAGCTCCTTTCCCGCCAAGTGCCCTACACCATCAAAGCCGCCGACGAGACCGACAAGGCCCACGAGGTAGCGGACTTCGTCGATGAGGCACTAACCGACATGAGTCCTAGCTGGGAGGACACCCTGTCGGAGATCTTGTCTTATCTCACCTATGGGTGGTCCTGGCTCGAGATCATCTACAAGCGTCGACAGGGCCTTAAGCCCAACTCTCCGCAGAAGAGTTCACGCTTCGACGACGACAAGATTGGTTGGGGCGGCTGGTCAATCCGCAGCCAGGAAACCCTCGACCACTGGGAGTTCAGCGAAGAGGATAAGGGCGAGCTGGTGGCTATGCACCAGTGGGCCCCTCCCGACTACAAGGCAGTCCGCATCCCACGGAACAAATCCTTACACTTCAAGACCCGCAGTCGACGAGAGAACCCTGAGGGCGTCTCGATCCTCCGCAACGCGTACCGCCCTTGGTACATGAAGAAGAACATCGAGATTATCGAAGGCATCGGCGTCGAGCGAGACCTGGCAGGCTTGCCTGTCCTGTGGGCCCCGTCGAACCTGTTCTCTGCTAATGCTTCACCTGACGAGCAGGCATTGTTCGTTAAGCTCCAAAAGATCGTAACCTCCATCAAGCGGGACGAGCAGGAAGGCATCTTGATGCCTATGGCCTTCGATGAGGAAGGCAAGAACCCGCTCTACAAGCTGGAGTTGCTGTCTACAGGAGGCGACCGCCAGTTCGACACCAATGCGATCATCAACAGGTATGATGAACGTATTGCAATGTCGATGTTGGCTGACTTCATCCTTATGGGCCATCAGGCAGTCGGTAGCTACGCCTTGTCGACTACCAAGACGGGTCTGTTCTCGACTGCCCTGAGTGCCTTCCTCGACCTGATCGTGGCCGAGATCAATATGCAGGCAATCCCGAGACTGGTCTTGCTGAATGGCTGGCCGCTTAAGATGTGTCCGACCCTTCAGCACGGCAAGATCGACACTACTGACCTCTCCAAGTTGGGCTCCTTCCTCAAGCAGCTGTCGGATGCAGGCATGGCTGTATTCCCGAACCAGCTCTTGGAGAAGTACCTCCTTGAGACTGCTGGTCTGCCTGGCGACCCTGGTGTTGGAGAGCTGCCAATGCCTGAACTGGACGAAAATGGTATGCCAGTCCCACCAACCCTCGGTCCTGATGGCCAGCCGCTTCCTCCCCCGCCTCCGCCCAATCCGTTGGCAAGTCCTATGCCTGGAGCTGCCAAGCCTCTAGTAGTAAAGCCTGCTGCAAAGCCTGCTCCTGCTGCTGCTAAGAAGCCTGCTGTGAAGCGGCCAATGGCCAAGATGGCCCACGAACCTACTACTACCTTCACCCCATTGGCAGTACGCGTAGCTAGATTGAGCGAACAGCTTATGGTCAAACTGCCTGAGGACGAGTACCGTAGCTTCCTTGAGGCTGTCCTCAAAGCAGGCAGTTTTGATGAGTTGTCCAGTAGGTACCAAGACCTGATTAGTGAAGCTGAGTCTGGTGAATGAGAGAGGACTAGCTCTTAGCCTCTAAGCTCTGCATAGACGTCTGCCCTGAGGAACGCGATGCCGTACTCTGCAATCAGTGAGCTGCCTGATTACATCAGGAAGAAGCCAGAGTCCACGCAGCGTCAGTGGATGGCCGTGTGGAATAGCTCCTACTCTGCTTGCATGAAGGATGGTGGTGGTGCCTCGGACTGTGAGTCCGGGGCATTCTCTCGTGCTAACGGAGTAATCAAGGGAGCCGAGGAGGCTGAACTGGACGATGTGACTCTTACGGCTTTGGTGACTAGTGAGCATTTGCGTCTTGAGAAGGCCGACAGCCGCGTTAGCTATCGGGCTGCTTCAGGCTCGGATAAGCCATGTAGCTCCTGTCGGTTTTACAACTCAAACGATCTGAGCTGTTCGGTTGTTGAGGGTGCCATCGATCCTACGTGGGCGTGTGATCTTTGGACCGAACAGATGGCCGGCAACGCCCTTCCTGCAGCGTCGATCGATGACGAGGTGGGCCTAGACTGGTCCGAGGTCGAAGAGTCCTCGCCCTTCCAAGTCTTCGTTGCCCATGCGTTTGCAACTGACGACTACTCGTCCCCCCAGTGGATCCCGTTCTTGCCTACGCCAGGTAAGTACCAGCATCCAACCTATGGTGAGATTAACATCACCAAGGACTTCAACACTGCACTGGTAGCGTCCGTTAGGGACCGCATTTACCAGGACAACATCCCCCTTGATGTCGAACACGAGACCAAGCTGTCTGGTGCCGTCGCTTGGATCAAGGATATGCGCGTTAACGCTAACGGCTCTGCCGACGCGTACGTTGAGTGGACCGATCGTGGGCGCGCCCTTCTAAAGGGTGGCCAGTTCAAGTACATCTCGCCCGAGTGGTTCAGTAGATGGCGTGACCCTGCCTCGGGTAAGGTTCACCTGAATGTCATAGCCGGAGGTGCGATTACTACACGCCCCTTCTTCAAGGAGAAAGTGCTTCGCGCACTGGTTGCCAGCGAGACTGGAGCTCAAATCATCGAGTCCGATAAGGAGGACATTAGCGTGCCCGATCCGACCCCTACCTTGACCCCGACGCCGCCAGAAAGCTATACGGCAGCAGAGGTGGACGAGAAGATCAAGAGCGCTCAGGAGGAAGCAGCTGCCTCCTTCAAGGAGCAGATGGCCGGTATGGCTACCCAGCTGGAAGCAGCTGAGGCCCTTGCGGCGTCTGAGAAGACGGCTCGTGAGACTCTGGCCACTCAGCTTTCTGAGATCCAGAAGGCCAATCGCCACAACAAGTTCGTTGAACTGGTTGCAGGCCGTGGTGGTTCCAACGACGGCGCTCCGTGGGCTGGCGACGCTGAGAAGCACGTTGCATTCCTCGAGAAGCTTGCCGAGCAGTTTGGCGAGGACAACGAGGTCGTCGTTACCTACACTGAGCAGCAGACTGCCATTGCACAGCAGCTGGCCCAGTCCGACGCATTCAAGGAGCTTGGTAGCTCCGCGCGCGCAGTCTCTGATCCTGAGAAGCAGCTGGATGCTCTGACGAAGAGCCATCAGGCTGCCAATCCCAATCTTAGCTTCTCCGAGGCTCAGGCTGCGGTCCTGAAGACAGCAGAGGGGGTGCGCCTCTACGAGCAGATGGCGTAGATGCACAATCCATCAACCCATAGCTGGGAAGTTGTACGAAAGGAGACCACACGGTGGCCTACGAGATCCCTGGTTTTAGTTTCACACTCGTTGCGGGTGAGGATCTGACCAGTAGCCAGTTCTGCGCTGTGGACGTCGAAGTGTCCACCGGCAACGTGATCCTGCCTACCAAGGGCGAGCGCGCCATTGGCGTCGTTCAGAACAAGCCTAACGATGGCGAAGCAGCCACAATTGTGGTTACTGGTGTCACCAAGGTGCTTGTTGGCGTCGGTGGCGTCATTGCTGGCAACAACGTGGCCGTGGACGACGACGGTACCATCATCCAGGCGGCAAGCGGTGACCGTTGCCTCGGTATTGCGCTTTCGACAGGTGCAGAGGCAAGCCTTCAGACGGTCCTGCTGCTCAATGGTGGCGCGCTGGTCGCTGGCTCGTAAACGACTTAGATAAGCAAGGAGGCAAATAGCACATGGCACAGCCTACGGGCAGTGATCTCCACGTCAGCCGCCCACTGACAAACATCAGCGTGGCTTATATGCAGGGGAACGAAGACTTTATCGCTGATAAGGTTTTCCCCTCTGTCCCCGTCGAGTTTAAAGCCAACGAGTACTACAAGTACAACCGTGGCGACTGGTTCCGTACGGCTGCGCAGAAGCGCGCTCCTCGTACTGAGTCGGCAGGCACCGGTTGGTCGGTCAGCAAGGACTCTTACCTGTGCAGCGTGCAGGCAGTTCACACTGACATCGCTGACGAGGATCGGGCGAACACCGATACGCCCATGCTTGACATGGACCGTGACGGCACCCTCCTCGTGACCCGCGACATGCTCCTTCGTCGAGAGCTTGACTGGGTCGACAACTATTTCGGCAAGAGCAAGTGGACCGGTGCTGCAGATCAGAAGGGTGCCGCGTCTGCTTCTACCAACCAGTTCATCCAGTGGGATCGTAGCTCCTCGACCCCCATCGAGGACTTCGCTGCTCTCTCCACTACGATGAAGGAGAAGACGGGCTACAAGCCGAACGTCCTCGTCATCGGCCAGCGTGTCTTTGACGGTCTCAAGAACTGCGACGAGTTCATCGAGCGGATTAAGTATACGCAGCGTGGCGTGCTTACCCTCGATCTCATCGCTTCCCTCCTTGACATTGACAAGGTTCTTGTTCCTGCTGTCGTTCAGAATACGGCAGACGAGAACGAGGCTGAGGATATGTCCTTCATCTACGGCAAGGACGCTCTCCTTTGCTACGCAGCGCCGAGCGCCGGCCTGATGATCCCGTCGGCTGGTTACACGTTTGAGTGGACTGGCTTCCTCGGATCGGTGCGTGGTAGCCGCATGAAGAAGTTCAGGATGGAACACCTCGAGGCCGATCGCATCGAGGCGGAGATGGCCTACGACATGAAGCAGGTCAGCGCTGATCTCGGCATCTTCCTCTACGACTGCGTTCAGTAGGAAGCCGGAGGCCCGTCCGCTGATGGCTACTTACCTCGTCCTGAAGAGGGTGAAGGAGGACAAGGTGTCTCTCCCTGGAGAGCTGCTCGTTGATCCTCTTAATGCCAATCTTCTTATCAAACGGGGATACCTCATCCCTGTGCCAGACAACTACCCTGGGGCTGTCAGCGAGGTTGTCCCCCCGCCAGCTGACAGCCCTAAACCTCGTCCAGTGGCAAGAGCCACGACTCGGCGATAGCTGAGGCAATTAGTCGTGCCATACGCCGACAACCCTGCAAACTCCCTCGCTGATCGCGTTAGGTTCTACGTTGGTGATACCAACACTGCCGTAGAGCTGCTCTCGGACAGCGAGGTGGACTTCCTGCTGGAGGATGAGAACAGAGACCCGCTTAGGGCAGCGGCACGTGGCGCTGAGATCCTAGCTGCAAAGTATGCTGGTCAGGCAGAGGAGAAGAAAGTCGGTCCTCTTACCTTGACCAACAGACGTCAGTCGCAAGCAGATCGCTATCGGCAACTTGCCAAGACTCTTTGGTCTCGTGTTGCGTCCTCTGGAGGTGCAGCTCCTTTTGCTGGCGGCATTAGCAAGTCAGACAAGGAGACGCGTGAAGACGACGGCGATCGAGTGCCGCCAGTCTTCAGCCGGGACATGATGGAGTACACTAACGACGAGGAGCTCAGGCCGTGAGCCCCCTTGAGGCTGAGCTCATTAGCCTCATGC